CTTTTAGAGCTTGTTTTTTTCTTAATTGCTGATGCAGCACCTTTTTTTTTGCATTCAGCCATAGTTGGTCTACAAGCAGGATAACCTCTTTTTTCACCTTTTTGTCTACCACATGGTTTACCAGTTTTGCAATCTACCCACCCTTTGCCTTTATTTCGTGAAAACCATTTTTTTAAACCTTCTTCTGCCATTATCTTAGTCTATTAGCCATTACAATGCCTTGACCTCTTACTGGGCCACCTTTTGCTTTTTTTGTTCTTGATTTGTTTCCGTAGTTAGCTGCACCAACTTTTCTACATTGTACTAATCTACCACTTGCATAAGCACTAGGCCACACTTTAGCAGTACGTTTTACTTTGTGATAACAAGCGTCTTTTTTTGTTTTAGGTTTTGCCACTTAACACTTCCATCTTCTTCTTGCTTGCCTAATTCTTGAATTAGGATTGTTTCTTGTTTTAGCAGAGCTACGTCTTAATTGTCCTGCTGATCTAGCACAATAAGCCTTTCTTCTTTTAGCTGCTTTACTGCCTTTTTTAACTTTGCCAGTAACAGCTCCTTTAAGTTTTGAGCCAGGGTTTGCTTTTCTATATGCTCGAATACCTTTTTTGGTCATTCCCGCCCCTTTATTTGTGGGGCGGTAATTTCCACCTTTACCTGTAGTTCTGCGTATAGGTTTTGCTCTACCCATTCATTAATAGTTTTTATTAAGAACTAAAATGATTGAATATGTGTCGCCACTAGAGTGTCCAACAGTAGTAAAGTCAATATCACCAGTGACTCCACTTCCTGCATTATTTGGTATGCCTGTAAATAAATCGTAATACTCGTCACCTGTGCTATCTGCTGGTAACCCAGTTAATAACACATTAGTACTTGCATCAAATTCTAAATTTACACCCATTCCTCTAGTAGCCCAATATATTCTAGCGACTGAAACTGAAGTACAAGACTCTCCTGCACTATTTGTAGTTAGTGCAGAAACGTCTACCTTTTTTACAGCCGATTCACCTGTGCCATCTGACACATTAGTAAATTTCATAATAGCAGTCTTTTCGCCATCTTGAATGGTTTGTGATGTTACTGCATCAGCCATAATTTACTCCTTATCTTTCAACCGCTGCTACAACGTAGTCAATAGTCATAGTTTGAGCTGATGCTTCACCATTTTGGATACCAAATGATACAGTTAATTCTTCATCATCAGGTAAGTTGGTAATTGCAACTCCTACTGGATCAGCATTATTGATTGAATAATATACTTTTGAGGCATCTGGATCAATAAACCAGGTCGTTGTGATGAATGTATCATCTGCCATGGTTGCTACATCTTCTGTTGTAGTAGCAGTATTATCTTTCTCAACTAAGAAATCTAAACCTGCATCACCGTCAGCAGAAATGAAGAAAACACCATCTGTAGTGTCAAGAGGTGTTGTATCTGTGATACCAAGACC